ACTCCCGCGCCGGTAGGCGACGGGCAAACAGAAGGGAGCCCTGCCGTGCCTCTCACGGACGAGCAGCTCACCAAAGCGCGGCAGCGGCTCGGTTTGGCGACCGACGCTGACGAGGCGGCCGTTATGGCTGCGCTCACCGCGGACGTTCCATCCGCCACCACTCCGACCGACCCGGCGGACCCGGGCACCCCGACCCCCGAGCCCACCGAGCCCCCAGTGCCCACGTCGATCGCAGCAACCGGTGCCGCAGCCGGCGTCGGCGTGTTCGTCGACTCCGCGACCCTCGCCGCGATCCAGGCGCAGGCCGCGAAGGGCGAAACCGCGTACCAGGCGATGGCCGCAGCCGAGCGTGACCGCGTCATCGAGACCGCGGTCCACGACGGGAAGATCCCGCGTGCGCGGGTCCCGCACTGGGCGACGTACTGGAAGTCCGACCCCGAGGGCGCCAAGCAGGCACTCGCGTCGATGCCGAAGAACCTCGTCCCGGTGGCCGCTTCCGGCTACGCCGGCGGCGAAGAGACCGACGGCATGGACGACGAGTTCGCGGCGCTGTTCCCTCCGACGCAGAAGGTGAGTGGCTGACATGGCCGACTACAGCCCCGTCTTCGCCAACGGTATCGCGCCGTTCACGGCGACCACGTCCGCCGCAGTCACCGGCGCCACCCTCGCCGAGATCACCACCACCGGTGCCGTCGCGACCGCTGCTGTCGGGTCGGTCAAGGTCGTCGGCGTCTTCGCGCACGACGCTCCGTCCGGTGGCCGCGTCAGCATTTGGCCGCTGCCTGGTGTCGTGCACGAGATCGTGCACACCGCGGGCGGCACCGTCGGTGACTGCATCACCGCCGCCGCGAACGGGCTACTGGCCAGCACGGCGGTCGGCACTGCCTCCGCGGCCGGCTCCGATCTCGGCCTCGCCCTGACCACCGCCGGCGCCGCAGCCAAGCTGCGGTTCATCGGCCGATAACCCGAGAGGAGCTACACCATGCCCGGTACGTACCCGGCTTCTCCTCCCACCCTCTCGGGTGATCTGGAGACCATCAGCCGGTTCCTGCAGTCCCCCCAGCAGATCCTGCGCCGCCTGCGCAGCTACACCGATCTGCGGTTCGTCGCCGATCAGGTCCTCACCCAGCGGTTCCGCTCACAGGGCGGCGCCGTGCTCTACGAGCAGTCCGAGCCGTTCGTGTCCGACCGCGCGGTCGAGGCCGTCGGCGCTGGTTCGGTGTACCCGTACGCGAACCTGCCCACTGGCACCGCCGCGATCGGCGCGATCCAGAAGTGGGGCCAGAAGACCCTGCTCACCGACGAGGAGATCGCCCGCAACTTCTACGGCGGCGCCGCGGTCGACCGCTCACTGCGGAAGGTCGTCAACTCGATCATCAAACAGGTCGACAGCATCGCCATGTCCGCCGTGTTCTCGGCGGTCACCCAGACCCAGGCGGCTGGCACCGCGTGGACCGCTGCGTCGCCGACGATCCTGCGCAACGTCCTCCAGGCGAAGGCCGTCATCGTCGCTCTCAACCTGGGTTACGTGCCCGACACGCTGCTGCTCAACGACGGGCAGTACGCCTATGCCATGTCCGACGCGACGATCACCAACGCGCTGCGCCGTGAGACCACGGATAGCCCGGTCTACTCCGGGGCGATCGAAACGATCGCGAAGCTCAAGATCGTGGTCTCGCCGGCCGTCGCGTCCGGTACCGCGTGGGTGCTCGACTCGACGCAGCTCGGCGGCATGGCTGACGAGGTCGACGGCGCCCCCGGGTACGCGATTTCCGACCTGGCCGTGCAGATCAAGTCGATCCGCAAGGACGACCAGGACGCCTGGGACCTGCAGGGCCGCCGCAAGACCGTCCCCGTGGTCCAGGAGCCCGGCGCGGGCTGCCAGATCACCGGCGTCGGCATCTGATGGGCGCCAAGCGGTACGTGGTCACCGCCCCGTACATCACGGTGGAGACCAGCACCCACGATGGGCCGAAGCTGCTCGGCTTCTACACCGGCGCGACTTTGCCCGCCGACGTGTCCGATGAGTCGATCAAGCACCACCTCGACCTCGGCATGATCGCCACGGCGGCCGACGCCGAGAAGGAACTCGCCGCCGCGCCGGAGGAGCCCACGAAGGCGACTCCGCCAAAGTCCACAGCCAAGTAACCCGACAGCCAGGAAGCGAGGTCGACCGTGGCGATCCCCTACGCGTCCGCGGACGACCTCGCCGCTTGGCTCGAGGCGCCGGTACCCGATAACGTCGACCAGCTGCTCCGCTCTGCGACGCTGCTGGTCGCCGGGCAGCACGGCATCGACGAGAACCCCTACGTCGTCACTGCGAATCAGCCCCGCAAAGACGCGACGTGCGCGCAGGCCGCTGCGTGGATCGCGTCCGGTATCGACCCGGCCAGCCGTGGCCTGTCCGACACGGCACCGGTCAAGTCCAAGAGGATCGGCAGCGCCAGCATCGACCGTGACACGTCGCTGTCGGCGTCGGTGACCGCGTTCGAGAAGCGGGCCGCGATCGCCGAGCAGCTCTGCCCCGAGGCCCGGCAGATCCTCTACGTCAACGGGCTGCTGTCCGTTGACCTGCCGAACTGGAACATCCCGATCGACACCACCACCTACCCGCCGAGCTCGCCGGGTGGCCTGCCCTCGACGTGGCCGCTTGACGTCGGCTACGGCGGCTACTGATGCCGCTCACCGTCCCCGACAGCGACCTGTCCGACTTCTGGGTGCACATCGCGACCGTCGAGACCTACCAGGGCGTCACCGGTACGGGTGTCGCGCTGTACGCCGCAGCGAACGACGTGCCCTGCTACATCGAGCGGCACTCGATCATGGTCCGCGGATCCGACGGTGAGCAGGTCGTCTCATCCACCCAGGTCTACGTCGACCCGACACTGGCCGGCATGTTCACCGCCAAGTCCCGGGTCACCATCGACGGCGCAACGTCGACCGTGATCACCGTCGACAGCTTCACCTCAGCGGACCTCGAACTGCCCGACCACGCGATGGCGGCGCTGCGCTAATCGTCTGACTGAACCGATAGAATGCGATCAAGAAAACGGGGCTCCGGCGCCTGCGTGAACAGGCCCGGAGCGTGGCCGACTGGTTGGAGTCGACGTGGCCGATGGTACTTGCTCGATTGCGAGCTGCATCGATCCGCTCAAAGCGCGCGGGCTGTGCAAGCGCCACTATTTGCAGGACTACTACAGGCGTACGAGGGACCAACGCCGGGCGGTCCAGGAGGCGTATCGCCGGTCCAATCGCGAACGGCAGAGAATTCGCCGACGCGCGTGGTACGAGGCGAACCGAGCACTCGCTTGCGAGCAGGCGGCACGCTGGGCCAAGCAAAATATTGCGCGGAAACGGACGACAGATGCCGCTTGGCATCAGGCCAACCGCCCGCGCAACCAGCAGACTGGCCAAGCATGGCGCGCGAATAATCTCGACCGCGCACGCATGATCCAGCGCAAAGCGCAGGCTCGTCGTCGGGCACTCGAACCTGCACACGGCCGCCAACATCCGACCCGCGCACGCCCTCTGCAACCTGCGGAAGGGCAACCGGATCGCCTGAGCTTGAGGGGCCGTCTATGTGCGCGATGCGCTGGGACATCGACCTGCACTTCGCCGAGCTCGACGCCCGGATCGACGCTGCCGTCCCGGATGCGCTGCGGATGGGCGCCGAACACATCGGCGAGAAATCCGCGCCGCTGGTGCCGCTCGAGGAGGGGACGCTGCTGCGGTCCTGGCGTGTCGACGTCGACGGCGACACCGCCGAGATGTCGTACAACACGCCATACGCCCGCTACCAGCATGAAGTGCTGTCGCTGCGGCACCCGCACGGGCAGGCGAAGTTCCTCGAGCAGCCCATGCTCACCGACGGCCCGCAAGCGGCCGAGATCATCGGCGGGCAGATCCGGCGCGCGCTGTGAGCTACACCGGCGACCTGGTCACCGGCGTCGCGCAGGACCTCGAAAACGCCGGTGTCGGCGTGTACCGCAGCGACGGATCCGTCTACCCGGCAGGTGAGACCGCGATCGTCGCGATGCTCATGCCGGCCGCGCCTGACCGGTGCGTCGTCCTCACCGCGTACACCATCGACGCCAGCCCCGACCAGGCGTACGGGGTGCTTCGTCTGCAGGCCCGCTCCCGTGGCAACCGCAACGATCCGCTCGACGCGACCAGCCTCGACGACCAGGTCCGGACCTACCTGCAGGGCCTGCAGCACCGCCAGTACGGCACCTTCATGGCCAACCACATCTACCTGTTCTCCTCGATACCGCTGGGCCACGACGACAGCGACCGGTGGGAGATCTCCACCAACTACACCGTCGACGCCAGCAACCCCGCCGCCGAATAGGAGCACCGCTCATGGCCAAGTACGTGACCCGGCCCGTGCACGTCGAGGCCGTGCAGTACGTCCCGCCCACTGGCGCGGACTCCGAGGACGGCAACCTAGCCGAGCTGCAGTCCTTCGGCGATGTGGACGCGATCGAGCAG